ATGGTCAACAGCCTCGCGTGGCTCATGAGGCTCATCAACGCTGTGGTCGATGCGATCAAGGCAAGGATAGGCTGCGGGTTGTTTAATGCTCATGTAAGACCTCGATCTTTGCCTCTAGTTTGTCGAAGCGCCTCTCTAGCTCATCGATGCGTTTAATGATGTCGCGCTGCTCCTCAACCTCAAGGTCGAACCTACGAGAGCCCCATTTGTAAGCGAGCCACAGCGCGCCAATGGTGACCACTGCCACAAGGTTGTTAGGGTCGAGCGCCTTCTCTATGAGGGTTGGTGGGATAGCTGTTGGGTCTGCCATCAGAAGCTCCTTGAGTTGGTCGAGATACCCGCCCGCCTGTTGCGATTAGGTCTTGCTCTTGGAGTATATCCACCACGCGCCACCTCATCAGCCCAATAATGGAAGATGCAGTCATAGCGCAGAGCATCAAGAGGATCCTCTCGCCCATCCTTCTTGGGTTGCTCTTTGTTATCCCACCCATAGCTGAGCAGAGCTTTGCGGATGGAGTTGCCTGTGGCGCGCTCACCCTTGCGCCAGACCTCCTCGGTGATGAGGTAGCGATTGCGAGCAAAGGCGCGCTTGAGGCGCTGCACACCATTGAGAATATCGGTGCGCACCGGGTCAGTCGTGAAGCGCAGAGGCAGACCAATGCCACCACTACCGATAGGCTTGGCGATCTCCCTGAACGCAGAGCGCCCTGTTTGGTCTGAGCGCGCCTTGCCCGCCTTGTCAGCCACGCCTGTGTCTATCCATATCCGAGCGCCTGGCGCTGAGTCCTTATGAGCTCGAGGCCATGCCACGCGCAGGATCATGTCAGAGAGCTGCGCGATGGTCACCTCTTGAGGGTTGATCTCATGCACTATGATGCTCGCCTCGCGCTCCTCATCATAGACGATGATCATCACCGAGGGCTTACGGAAGCCCCAATCTATTGTGATGCGCCCTGTCATCTCAGGGCGATACTTGAAATCGCTGATGACGTGGCGCTCAACATCAAACTCTTGGTAGACGAGCCCGCTCGGTGGTTTGGGCTTGTTCATCACCATCGCCTCGCGCTCATCATCAGGGAGCAGGTTGGTCGCTTCAAACCAAGCCTCACTGAGGTTGTCCTCATTGACGTATGAGCTAAAGAGCAGAGGGTGACACTGAGCCTCCTCAGCCATGCGACACCACCAAGCATCAGCGACAGGCAGCCCAACCAAGATCAAGGTGGGCGAGGGCCCTGAGCGCAGACGACCGAGCGCCTTATGCGCTACCTCTGGCCCTAGCGTCTGACACTCGTCAACGAGCGCCACGCCACTTGTCACGTTGATGCCCTCAAGAGGGTTGTGGCTCGCATCGCGTGTGCCCGGTCGGAAGTAGGAGCGACAGAGCACCGCTGAGCCTGTGTGGGTGTCAGTCCACTTGTGAAGGGTGTGGTTATAGACCCACCCTCGAGGCGCGAGCCACTTTTCAATCTCAGGCATGAGCACCGAGTTGTAACGTGGCGTGGTGTCGGTGATGAGCAAGGAGGTGGTGCCGGGTCGAGTCTTGGCGAGGAACCACATAGCGAAGATCAACGAGGAGGTCTTGCCACTACCCCAACCACAGCGCGCAGCGATGACCTTATCTTTGCGCCTTATGCCCGCGATGACCTCACGCTGGAGCTCGTTGAGGATGAATGGTCTCTCCTTCTCATCGCTCATCAGTCCTCCTTGAGCATATCCATCAGCGCCCTACTGTTGAGGTGGAGCCTATGCCTGCGTGAGCCCTTCTTATAGCCTAAGCACACGCCCGCCTCCACCAAGCTGATGATCTGATGCTGGAGCGCGCTCTCGCTGATCTCCTCGGTGACGTACTCTCTGCAGCGTGTCTTAACAGGCGCGACATGATCACCCCACTCGCTGATCACCTTGATGGCGAGCTTGGCGCTTGGGGCAAGGTTGCTCTCATCGATAGCTTGGCGGAGCTCATCAGCACTGACCTCTTGCTGAGGCTCTGGAGCAGGTGGGTTGAAGCTGATGTTGGGGAGCTTGCGAGGAAGGCTTGCCACGCTGAAGAAGCTCTTGAGGTCTTTGTGATAACACATCGCATTGTCGAGTGAAGCAAAGGAGCTCCACCTCATCATGCTCATAGGCGAGTCGCGCCCCACGTCACGCCCCCACGCGAGCACGATGTCAGACCAATCTGCATCCCAAGAGATCGCCATCGCTTGGAAGGGCACACGATAGATGCCGAGCGCCACCACCCACAGAGCATCAGCTTGATGAGCTGCGCGTTGAAGCTCGTAGAGATCAGTGCCCATCATGTCGAGGGTGCTGTGCATCTTGTCGATAGGGCTGACCCCCACAGCATCAGAGCGGGTCTTGATCTCGAGCGCGCCCTCAACGTGACCGCTGCGCCTTGCTATGACTAGATCGCAGAACTTGCCAGGTGAGGGCCACGCAGGTCTGCCCACCTCAAGCGGGTCTTTGGTCAGTCGATAGTTAGCCCAATCAGCGCTCTCGATAACTGAGGTGATGAGCGCTTGAAAGCGAGCGTGAATTCTCACCGCGCCCGCCTCCATCTGGCCCTTATCCCATCGAGGCATGATTGAATGGCGCTTGATCTGCAGAGCTTCTTGTGTCATAGGTGTCTCCGTTGTGGTGTTAAGCCCATCAAGTCGCTTGGGTGTCGGCTTGGTGGGCTTTCGCTTTTAAGTAGCGTGTGACGATCTCCCGCCAGGGTGTTATGGGATGAGCTCCCACCTCATAGGCGAGCTCTGTGATGGTGGCGAAGGTGGCGATGAGCGTGACCTCTCCCTCGGTGGGGAGCGTGGCAAACATCTCACCCTCCATATCGACAGACCACATGGGCATCCTCACAGCCCTGCGCCTGTTGTCGAAGTCAAGCACAGTCCACACCTCGCGCCCATGACCCTCGCGCAGCTCTGCCACAAAGATCATCCCATGAGAGAGCAGGTGAGCAGGGAAGCTGACGAGCTGTTCACTCATCGCCCTCCTCCTCACCGGGCTCAACGTCAATCATGCCCTGCGTCTGCTCGAGCATCGCCAAGACCTCAGGTATGCCATCAGCCTTCTTGGTGCTGACCTCGATCTCACGCTTGGCGCTGTAGCGCTCAGGCCACCTGCGCTCAAGGATCCACGCCAAGCCCTTCCAATCTTGCTTGGCATCGATGTGCCTTCTCATCTCAGCGAGTATCTTACCCTCACCCGCCACCTTGGCATCTTCCACTAAGTCTCTGATGTCCTCATGGTCGCTCATCCAGCGATAGAAGGTGCGCCTACATAAGCCCGCCCCAACACACGCAGCCTCTACGCTCTGACCCTCGCTGAGCAGATGATAAACATTGTCGAGCTTCTCAGCGTTGCGAGGTGCATGAGGGCCTTGGGTCGCGCGCGCGCTTGTGACATTTGAGGCATCTCCCGCCTCACGCGCTGCCAAGCCTTTGAGGTCGCTTTTAGCCATCTTCTAACTCACTCTCAATGTGTCGTCTAATGCGCTTCACTCTTGATGCATAGGTGTTGATGTTGCACTTGGTGATCTGATGCACCTCAGAGCGAGAATATCCATCAAGCATAAGATCATACTGATGATGAAGACAATCAGGCAGAGAGGCGCGAGCGCGCTCTAACCTATCCTCTGCTTCAAGATGTTGATCAGGGAGCTCGCCACAACACGCAGGGTCAAAGCCCTCCCATTCCTCTTGTTCATAATTAACGCGCACCCTCCTGCTCCTAAGCATATTGAGCGCCCTTTGGATAGCCGAGCTTCGCACGAGGCTTTTGAACTGACTAGAGAGCTCAATACCATGTGATCGATGATAAGAGATGAGATACATGATCACGTCTTGCATGAGGTCATCTGCTGTCTCATCTGATAAGCGATACCGGTTAGCCACACTCTGCACCACTTGCCTGTGAGCATAACCAGCATTGGCGATCATCTCCTCAGTCGTCTTGCTCGTCTTGCTCGTCTGAGCTGTCATGATATTCATCGTCTTCTGCTCCATCAATGAGGTTGTCTAGCACCTCCCAATCATCATCATTATCGATAATGACCCAAGTCTCCTTGGGGAGCTGATCGCTCAAGGCCATGAGCTGTCTCCACCGCCCCAAGAGGATGGCCCGCTGATTGGTGTGCTGTTGTCAGGTACCTTTGCACCGACAAAGCGCCAGTTGTCAACCACCACATCAATGTCTTGCATCTTGCGCCCATCTTTTTCCCAAGTGCGAGTCTTGATCTTGCCCTCGATGGCGATGTGCTTACCTTTGGTCACAGCCTTCATAAAGCTCTCACCTGTGGCACCAAAGAGCACGAGGTTGAACCAATCAACGCCCTTCTCGCCTTTGCTGTAGGAGTCCACAGCGAGAGAGCAGTTGACGATATTCTTTTGAGCGCCCCGCGCCTCTGGGTCTCTCCCTGTGGTGCCGATTAAGATAATGCGATTCATAGCTTGCTCCATGTTACGTGTTAAGAGAAGGCGAGCGCCAAAGATCATCCTCAGCGCTCGCCCATGCACACACAGACATAACACCACAAAGGTCTAAACCTATGACAACCAATGAAATAAAGGTTGGCTCTGGCTCTGTCGCGCTCGTTGACGTGATGGGCTCACCCTTGAGCGTAGTCAACGCTGCGCGAGTATCGATGGGTAAGCGAGCTGAGAAGATGGAGGAGCGAGATTGGGCGCTCGTCAAATACCTGTGGGATCATCACCACACCTCACCCTTTCGCCATGTTCAGCTTCAGTTCCACATCAAGGCTCCCATCTTTGTGCTGCGCCAATGGATGAAGCACCAGGTGGGATGCAGTTGGAACGAGATCAGCGGGCGCTACGTTGATCTTGGTCAAGACTATTGGAAGCCTAGAGCGTGGCGTGAGGCGAGCGAGAGCGTCAAGCAGGGCTCAGGCGGGGAGCTTCCCCGCGAGGTGCAACTTGGCGTTCATCACATCTACGCTGACGCGCTCAACACAGTCGCAACCGCCTATGAGCTCCTGTTGCAGATGGGTGTGTGCAAAGAACAGGCTCGCGCCATCCTGCCTGTGAGCGTGATCAGTGAGTGCTATTGGTCTTGTTCACTCCACGCGCTCATCCACTTCCTCAAGCTGCGCCTCGATGAACACGCTCAACTTGAGATCAGAGAATATGCCCAAGCAGTCAGCGAGCTTGTCAAGAGCATCAAGGGCATGGATCGAGTCTTGGAGGTGTGCCTTGGATAATCAAAACCCTTTGGCCCTGCTGATTTTTTGGCTCATCGTGATCAAGGTGTTTTTTCATGCGTTGGGGTTTTAGATGAAAGCGCGCTGGATCATCCATTGGCTGCGTCACGCTGAGCTAATCTCTGAGATGAGCCCCTGCCCTCGAGGTAAGGTGGGAGCCTTCATCATTGACGAGCGCAACAACCCTTTGAGCGCAGGCTTCAACGGCCCGCCTCGAGGAGCTTGTGGTGAGCTGTGTGGTGGTGAGGTCTGCACGAGGTCAGAGCGCGCCATCGCCTCTGGCACCTCCACAGAGGTGGGCTGTCATCACGCAGAGCAGAACGCGCTCATGAACGCTCTGCATAAGGGTGTGAGCGTGGCGGGCTGTGTGCTTGTCGTGACCACCCCGCCCTGCCTCGGCTGCGCTCGCCTCATCCATCACGCAGGCATCGCAGAGGTCATTATCGGTGGCATCACCTACAGCTCAGAGGGTGCCGAGTATCTACGCGCTCGAGGCGTGGCTGTCTCAGCACCATCCATCATCGAGCTGAGAGACATGGTAAAAAAAGAGGCAGCCTTTGAGCCTAAACCCAATGACTGCCTCTTTTAAACGAGCTTATAAAAAGCCGTGCGTAGCACCATGACGTTTACAAGCTCACCTCACGCTTGTCAAGCCCATCCATCATCGAGCTGAGGTCTGCGGTCGCGACCGACCATCTTGACAGGTGAGCCGAACATTGAGCGCACCCTTGAGGCGAGGGCTCTGTTGCCCTCGAGGAGACCACTAAGGATCTCCTTTGGGTTGAGGTTGGTGGTGGTGACCACAGCGAGCTCCCCCGCGCTCCACCTGTCATGAATAGAGCCGATGAGCTCTCTTGTCTGGTCCTTATACCAATCAGTCCACTGAGCGCCAGAGCCACCGATGCCACCGAGCTCATCGAGGCAGAGCAGGTCAATGTCATTGAGGCAGTGAGTCTCTGCATCGACAGGGTTGACCTTGCCTGGCTTGTTCCAGCTCGCCTTGATGTCGAGGAATAGACCCTCATGGGTGAGGAACAGAGCGCGCTTGCCCTTAAAGCAGGCGTGCTTGGCGAGGATATGAAGCATGGAGCTCTTGCCGTTGCCAGGTGTGCCATGCATGAGCAGAGCAGGGCGCTCGCCTGTGTGAGCGTGGCGAGGCGTGGCGATCCAATCGAGCACCTCACCGATGCGCTGCCTCTGAGCCTCGCTATCCCACTTGTAGGTTGAGAGGGTGTGCTGACCTGCGACAGCAGGGAGCTTGGCGCGTTCGATGCGCTTGAGCGCTCTGCGTGGTCGCTCGCAGTGAGGGCAGAGCCTTGAGGTTGGAGCGCGCCCGCTCACCTCGCTTGGCGTGGTGATGAAACCCATGTCACAGCGCCCGCAGTAGGGCAGAGGTGAGCTTGCGAGGTAGCCGTTAACCGAGCGCCACTCTGAGGCGGGGAAGTTCTCAGCGTCAACGCCAGCGTAGCTTGGGAGGATAGGCGCAGGGTCGCGCTCGATCTCCACGAGGTTGTTCATGTCAAAGGTCATAGCTGTCTCCATTTATCGTCTGATGAGCTTCTTAGAGGCTTTCTGCTCTGTTGCCAAGTAAACCACCCAATCGATCAGCGAGGCGGGAGCAATGCGGAGCTCATGAGCTTGCTTGAGCAGGTTGTTGTCTTTGAGGAGGTAGGCTTCTCTAACGTCTTGACGCGAGTGAAGTCTTGTCACCTCATACATCTTCCTCACATACACCTCCCAAGAGAGCTGATGCTCTGGAGCGAGGATGTAGCAGTCGGCCTTGAGCGCAGCGCGCCTCATGTCGTTCAGCTCGCGCTCGCGTGTGGAGCTTGGCGTGACCTCTGATGCAGGTTGATTATGAGGTTGATCAGTCTGTTGATCTATAAGTTGATCATTAAGTTGATAAGAGTTGATATTGGGTGAATGGAATACCCTACCCTTGGGTACTTTGTTCACTATGGGTTGGGTACTCTGTTCACTATGGTTGGGTACTTTGTTCACTATGGGTTGGGTACTCTGTTCACTATATGGTGAATGAAATACCCCACCCCCCTCTGAGGTGTCGATCTTGTCAGCGTTGAGCTTGAAGGTGGCCTTGTGGTGCAGTCCATCATCGCGCCTGTTGGCGTGGCGGGTGACCCACCCTTGAGCCTCGATACGCTTAAGGCAGAGCTTCACGCCTCGCGTTGACATTGCTGTGAGCTCAGCAAGGTCATTGACCGAGGCTGTGCCTTGCCAGCTCTCCCAATCAGCTCTGATGAGCAGGGCCATCATCACGACCTTATCACCCGCTGTGAGGTCTTTGTCTTTGAGGGCAGCGACCCTCCAGGTCATCTCTTTCATGAGTGTCCTTTGTGTTGTGGTGGAGCTCTCTCTATAGGCGAGCGCGCTTAGTAGGTCAAGCGATTTTTCACACTATAGGGTGTTTTCATTTTATTTTCCTCAGTGTGAAAAAAAATCTTGACGAGAGTCTCAAGAGTCATTAGAAGAGAAGGACAGAAAGGAGACACATGACGCTCAAAGAACGCTTGAAGCGTGACCTCAAGAGAGATCGATACACACTTGGCCATCTCGCCAAAGAAGCTGGCATCACTCAGAACTACCTCACGCAGATCCTCAAAGGTCGCACACCATCCATCAAGACAGCCACAGCCCTTGCCAGAGCAGCCAACAAGCTCACCGGGCTCGACACCTACAACACCATCACCTTCCTCCACCTCAACGATTAACTGACGAGACACCACAATGCACAACACCCCTGACATCACCAACTTCTATCTCATCTTGGCAGCTATCACCGCTGGCATCACCTTCGTTGGTTGGGTCTATGACCGCATCGAGCAGCGCAAGGCACCCAAGCCACAGCTCGCGCCCATGCCCAAGCCTGCTCCCTTCCGCTTTGAGTTCAGCTTCAATGATGAGGCCATCGACCACATCGTGCATGAGCTCTACATCATGCACAGCATCCATCCTCTGACATGGGCGAGCGCTGACGACCTCGACCTTCGCAATGACCTTGAGTTTGGTCTCCAGAGCAAGGGTGTCAAGGTCGCGCTCTCAGATCGTGACTATCGCAACATCATGAGCTTTTGGGTCGCTCACAAGCACCTTGACCTCGATGATCGCGCAGACCAACTCACCACCTACATCTCAACCCACAGCCACTAAACCACCACAACACGACAGGAAAACATCATGAGCATCTATACACCCAAGAACATTGACCACGCCATTGAGATCGCCAACATCATCAGCGACAACACGAGAGACTGTGTGCGCCTCCACGCTGCCTTTGGCGCTCACTTTAATGGTGACATGGCCCTCTGCCAAAACAACGCCTATATGCTCAAAGGCAAGCCCTCGCTCAACGCTGACGCTATGGCTGGCATCGTTCGCCGCTCCGGGCTCTGTGGCTACATGGTCATCACCTCATGGGATCATGAGCACTGCACCTATGAGTGCACACGCACCGATGAGCCAGAGGGCATCAAGCACGTCTTCACCTACACCATGCAGATGGCCAACGCGCAGGGCCTCACTCGCAACCGTAATTGGCAGCAGATGCCCATGCAGATGCTCCGCGCTCGTTGCCTCACCCTCATGCTTCGCGCCACATACCCTGATGCTGTGTCTGGTATCTACAGCCCTGATGAGCTCGCTGACAACATGGACATCAGCGATGATGAGCGCACACAGATCGCTGCTGACAGCCTCGGTGAGGAGGTGCGCCCTGTCTCTCGTCAACCTCAGCAACGCCCCGCGCCTCGCCAAGAGTCTCGCCCACCCATGCCTCAACAGCCTAACGAGCACAACGCCATCGAGAGCATCCCGCCTAAGCCCTTCCGAGGAGCTCCTGCCAACAAGACACCCACGCCTCTTGATGTCGCCAAGCGCATCCTCGA